AATCCATGAGATTCCCAACTTCAACCCCATGCAGGACACGCCCTATACGACCCCCAGATGCCTCTGTAAAGGACGATCTGCCCATCCTGTGAGTATGACCCGAGATAACGCTCTTACCGTGCCTACGAGCCGCCTCAAGGGCTGAAAGACCCCCCTGTGACTTGATAGGGGTATGGTCGCCATGGACTGCAATCCAGCCGGGGGCGATATTGTATGGCTTCTTATGAAAGGTGATGCCTAGTTCATCTAGACGCATAAACTTCTCGAACCTAAGTTCTGGCAATGACAGGAATGAGGGAATCTTCCTCATGATCTGATTGTAAAGGCGATCCGTATGATTGGATCTTATAGTCTGGGTTACCTGTAAGTCGTAAAGTACCTGAACAGCCTCATCGCGATCATCTCCAAGAGTCTGCTCATAGGCTTCAGGCGTTCCCTCTGACCACTTGCTGATCGTATTAAAGTCAATCTCGTCACCGATTGTGACTACTTCGTGCGGCTTAAACTTGCTGATAAAACTGGCTAGATTTTTGACTGCGTGTCTATCGTGGAACGGCACTTGAAGGTCGCTCACTATGACTATTCGCTTCATTTAATCCTCGTCGTCATCCTCATAAGGTAGGCGATCCACTCGGTCGGGGATCGATGGCAAGATCCAGTCCGGGTACGCATCTCTATCTGTAATGATTGCTAGACAGAGATCAACGGCGAACCCGGCACGACGTAAAGACTTATAGAACTCATGCATCGATATAGCGTAAGCATCAAGAGCGTTATAAGTGTCTAGGTCGATGACCTTCTTCTTAGCCATGTCAAAATTATCGCTCTAAGAGTATGTTATAGATCTCATTGACACGCATATGTAGGGCAGAAATTTCCCTAAGTAGATGAGTGATCACGAACCCTGCAAGTCCACCGATGACGGCGAGGCTGGCAAAGTAAAGGGTGAAGAAGTCTGCCTGATTCACTTCTTCTTTTCGACTGTATCGACAGCCGCCTCAATAGAATCGACGACGATGTCAGCGATTGCCTTCTTGGCACGATAAGACTTAATCGCTGTGCGTAGTACTGGTATTGCGATTAGCCCTAGTGTCGCATAGATAATTGCTTCCATTTATTCGCCTCCTAGTAGCGGTATATTAAAGAACGAGCCATCCGTGTCACCTTGCTTAGTGAAAGAGATGTGGCAATGAGCGCGATGCGGATTGCTTCCAGAATACTTGCGCCAGCGCCAGCCCATGCGAGGCGATGCAATTCGTCCGTCGAAGATAATGTAAGAGATTCGCTTCTCACCGCGCTTGGCTGCGAGTCGAAGTTGATCAGCAATATCGGGCATGAGGTCGGGCTTGCCTGACTTATGTACATCTCGATCGACATCGATTGCTCTAACAATCCCATTCTCGTCAGGATTGTGGTCACTAGTAGGACGCGACTGATGCTTTCTATCGCCGATCCAGCCATCGGAACGCCGATCACGATCTGGGAATGTGTCATCAAATTGCTCGCGTAACTGTTGTCCAGCCTTACATAATAGGGGCTTGATGCTCATCGTTACTGCACTCCCATCGCTTTAGATCGTTTAGTAATAGTTCATCATGACCGCACTCAGGCATAGGCGCTATGAATGCGTCATCGATTGGATCATAGGTATAACCGATCCCTGCGTAGTTATAGCGAATGTTCCCGTTATAACTTGTCTTGACCCAAGTACCCCCAAGGTTATCGATAAGCCATTGATAGCCTTCATCACCTGCTGGATCATTATTATCTCCGACTAGTACGCGTAGGACTGTATTAGTGTCGTCTAATTCTGCCCAATGACTCATGCTGCGTACCTCACAATTACAATTCCTGAACCGCCAGTAGCACCTGTGCCAGAGAAATCTGTGCCTGACTGATTACCACCACCACCGCCGCCGCCTGTATTGGTTGTGCCATTTGTAGGGCTAGTAGTTGCCACGCCAGAACCAGCCGTTAAGTTTCCATTACCGCCGCCGCCAGCGCCACCTGTACCAATAGTGGTACCAATACCGCCAGAACCACCACCACCGCCTGCATAATAACCGCTTACGCCTGTCGATGTTGCAGTAGCCCACGATGAATAAGCATTTGATCCTGCACCACCATTACCGCCGGGTGATGTATTTGATGCTGGACTTACTCCAACGGCCGTTGCACCGCCGCCGCCGGCGGAAGTAAAGTTGCCGCCTTGTGAAGGAACTGATCCGCCTGCACTACCTTGCCCTGAAGGTGATGCCGCGCCGCCGGCTAGATAAGCCGTAGAACTACCACCACCACCGCCAGAACCACCAGCATCTGCCAAAAACCCAAGAGGGGCAACTGTGCCACCACCAGTACCACCAGAACCGCCGCCTGTTGCACTTGTTAAAGATCCAAATGTCGATGCAATACCATTTCCAGCCTTAGTTGTTGTGCTAACCGCAGCGGTGCCACCGCCGCCGACAGTCACAGAATAATTTGCTGGAGTAAGACTTTGAGATGTATAGGCTAGAAGTCCACCTGCACCACCACCACCGCCGACATATCCACCACCACCACCGCCGCCTGCAATAACCAATATGTCACACGTTAGATTGGCATTAGTGACGCCTAAAGTGCCATTACCTGTAAAGACTCGGTAATTAAATCCGCCAGAAGTGTAGAGAGTGCCGCCCGTTACTGTTGCAACGGCAGGTACATAAGGCGCCAATATGCCTGCAATATTGTTAAGCATTACCCAATAGCCCCGACGATGTACCAAGTATCCGTGCCCGTCTTGATGCAGGCTGCAGAGCGATTCTGTCCGAGTGTTGGAGAGGCTGGAACTGCGCCAGCCGAAAGAACTGTAGTTGTGCCTGAAGTAACTGCTGAGATCGTGCAGAGCCCGGCGCCTTCATTGAGGATAGTAATACATGAACCGACAGGAATAGCCGCTGTAGCGTTGGTAGGAATCTTGAGCGCAATCGCTGTGCCCTTGTTCATAGGCACTAGAACCTGATAGGAATCAGCAACGGTAAGCGTATAGTCGTTGACCTGATCAGCCTTGATCTCAAAGGTCACGAGGCCGTTATAGTCTGCCGCCGTAAAGATGTCGCCTGTTGTTGCTGGGAATCCTGTTGCCATTATTTATCTCCTAGTAACCCATTATGGATTGTCCGATTATACCGTAATTCGAGGATCCTAATATGAATCCTTCGACTATAGGCTCAAGTGTTGTAACTGTCACCTTCATGCTGTTAGGGGTTATATCCCACGCCAAGCCCTGCGCTTGCAAGGTCTTAACGATTGTCGAGCCATCTGGCTGGACGTTGGTAATCTTTAAGTTATCAAAGTAATCAAGCCCGATCATCGTGTCTGTAGGCACGTTAGGGTCGAGTAGATCAACTGTCATTGCATCGATGCGGATAGTAGTTTCTGCACGGGTAGCGACGTATATTTTGGCAATGTCTGTCACTTGAGCATCTGTCTGAGCGATCAAGTTTTCGACGTTCATGCCATGAGGGAAGTACTTAGCAATCGAATCGGGATTGTTAGCCGTAACCTGAGTGCCACCGACTCGCGTCATAGTCGCACTGTTGATGATCAACTTGTCATCAAAGGCAAATTTAAGATTCGCGTATGGAATACCAGTAGTCTGATTAAACTCAATCGCTGCCGGGGCTAGAGAGCCTACGACATCGGATCGATCTCGGAATTCTACTTCTCCATCTGCGCGGACATAGAACGCGCCTTGCTCAGTAAATTCTGCTACCTGAATCGCCGAAAGGCTTGATCGAGTAGTCGCTGGATCGGCCTGAACTGTCGTAGATCCTGCATCGATAATCCTCATACTAGACGGAAAGTCTACTTGATCTAAAATCTTTTCTATGCGTGTTCCAGTAGTCTGCCCTGCCGTAGCGCTAGCAACTGTGTTCACGTTAGCCATAGCAAAGAGGCGGAAGGCATCTGCACAACTTATATCGACATAACCTAATTCTTGTCCGACTGGATAAGTGTACTTATAGTCTGTGACATAACCAGAAAATAGGAA